TTGCAGAAATTCAGTAACAGAGAAACTGAGTTGGATTTTCAGTTTCGAAAAAAGATTGCTTACGCTCCTAACTACGCTAAGTCTGGATTATTCGAGGTCCGGAATACAATCTACCGCCGGATGTCTGAAATTCAGAGAAAGACTGAAGATTCAAACTTGCGGGCAATTCTTCTAGGTGAACAGGGAGGTGTTGACCTAAAGAATCGAACAATGTCAACTTTCATTGGCATGGACGTGCTGACCGAGTTGCTGTTCATGCAGACTGTTGGTGTTTTGGTTGATTCACCAAATGCACCTAATACTCTTGATAAAGAGAATAGTCAGCATCCTTACTTGCGGCTGTATCCTATTGAAGCGATTCAAGAGTATATTGTCGAAGGAAACAAACTTGTCAAACTCCATCTTGTCAACAGGACTCGACCAGTTGGCGGTGATCTCCAGCTTGAGACGACAAGTCATCATTTTGAATTGACAGACGAGGGAGTCCTGTACACAGGAGAGGACCAGGTTGAAAAGCTCCTGAATCTTCAACAGATTCCTTTTGTCTTGTTCCGATTAGATCACCCTTTACTCGAAGATGTCGCAGACGCACAGATTGCATTGATGAATCTTAATTCATCAGATCTTGTCTACGGCTTCAAAAGCAACTTCCCTTTCTACGTTGAACAGGTTTCAATGTATGGGGATCTCCATCAACCGGCATTCACTTCTACAGAAGATGAGATGGAGACAAAGCCGGTCGACAAACAGCGGACAGTTGACATTGGGGTGTCGACCGGACGCGGGTATTCTGAGGGCTTGAATCAGCCAGCCTTTATTCACCCGTCTCCCGAGCCACTGATGGCTTCAATGTCTAAAGGCGAACAGATCGTTCGAGACATTCGCCAGATGCTGAATTTGTCCATCGCAAATCTGGCACCTAAGCGGTCGTCTGCCGAGAGCAAGCTGGTCGACGAGCAGAGTAAAGAATCCGGGGTCAAGATTATCGCAGATGTCCTCCAGACTGGGGAGCAGCTGATATTTGAGATTTGGTCGGATTACTTGGATTTCAAGAGCAGTGTCAAGGTGACCTACCCCACCGACTACGAGCCGCAGACTGAAGAGAAAAGAAACACAGAAGCGAAACAGCTTTTAGAGATGTTGGACATTGTTCCTACAATTGAAGCGAAGCGTGCAGTAATCAAAACAGCCTACAGAAAAATCTTCTCTGACAGGTTGGATGACGGTGAACTGCACGATTTGTTAGAGAGCGTTGACAATTCTGAAGTTGTGCAACTTGATCAGCGTCAGCTGAATCGTGATGTGGAAGATGGAATTTGCAGCAAAAAATATGCAGCCACAGTTAGAGGCTATCCTGAACATGTCGTGCAGGAGGCTAGAGAGGAGCATGTTGATCGTGCGTTCATCACAGCAATTGCCCAAAGCCAAGCTGCTAAGGAAGGGGGTGATCTGAAATCTGGGACCACCGGTCTCGAAACTGTTGACCATACTGAGGAAAGAGAACAGAAGAAGCAACAGAAAACTGTTGAAGGCAAAAGAATCCAAAGAGGAGAGAATAAGTAATGGCTAACTACGGCACGGTCAACGGTGGAGATACTTATTTCAACGAAAGAATCGGTGGTACCACCTGGTCCAATGCTACAGCTACTGAGAAGCAACAGGCTCTGGTCTCCGCGACAGAGCTAATCGATTCTTTTAACTTTTTTGGCAAGCTAAAAGAATCGGGTCAAGAGTTAAAATTTCCCAGAGCAGGACAGACTGCTGTACCTACAGCAGTGGAACAGGCAACTTATTTGATAGCTGATCGCTATCTCAATGGTGAGACTTACGAGTCCAAGCTAGAAGAATTGAACGTCATCAAGCGTAAATTTCTGTCAGCAGAAACTGAGTACGACACAAAGCGTACTCCAACTTATCAGGTCACCGGTATTCCCGACCCTTTAGCCTTCAAACTGTTAAGGCCATTTTTAAGGGACAAGTTTTCTTTTCAACTTTACAGAGTTTGAGGACAGCATGTTAATCAAAAAATTCTCCCTAATCCCAGCTTCTCTGCAGTTTGCTTCTGTTTACGACGAGCCACCTGTCGATCCGCCAGCGGATGACAAAAAGACTCCCCCTAAAAACAAAACATTTTCTCAAGAAGAAGTTGACACGATTCTTGAGAATGAGCGTCAGCGAGCTAATCAACAGAAACAAGACTACATCGACCAGCTCACTGCCCTCAAAGATAAAACAGGGCTCACCGAACAGGAGAAAGAAACTCTTGAGCAGCAGATCGCTGGACTCAAGAAAGAAGTTGTGAGTAAGGAAGAACTTGCAAAGAAAAAACAGGAAAAGCTGACTAAGGATTTTCAAGATCAGTTGACTAACCTGACGCATCAGGCCAAAAGCTGGCAGTCTCGCTATGAGTCAGAGAAAATTCAAACAGAGCTGATGTCTCGTGCGACCGAGGCAGGGGCTTTTAATCCACAGCAGATCGTCGGTCTACTTGGAAACAAAACAAAAGTCGTCCCGATTCTTAGTGATGAGGGTCAAGAAACTGGGAACTACAAAGTTGTAGTTGAGCAAAGTGTAGATGGCAAAGATCTTCAGTTATCTGTTGATGAAGCTATCGGTCAGCTTAAAGCTGATATTGAAACGAACGGTAATTTGTTCAAATCAAATCTTAAAGGTGGGGTCGGGTCATTTACGCGGGAAGACCTGGCAGACATGAATAATGTTCGGAGTATCGCAAACATGACTCCTGAACAGTACCGCAAACATCGTAACAGCATTAAAAAAGGAAGTAATTGATGTCTTTTTTGAATTTGATTTCTGCTAAACCGTTCGCTTCAGTCTACGCTACACCTGAAGTCTTTATTCCTGAGTTGTGGGCTAATGAGGCTCTCGCAATTCTGGAAGAAGAAATGGTTGCTGCTCAGCTCTGCTACCGCAATTATGAAACTTCTCTGGCCTCTTTCGGTGATACTGTCAACATCCAGTTGCCAGCAGAACTTGAAGCTAATCGAAAAAGCCGGACTGGGAACGTGGTTGTCCAGACGCCAACTGCAAGCAACATCGACGTCAAACTGGATCAGCATGTTGAGTGTACCTTCTCACTCTACGATGCTGATATCAGCAAATCGTTCATTGACTTGGTCAATCTTTACCTGCGTCCAGCTCTTGTTGCTAACGCTCGGCATATTGACCGGATTGTCTTGGGGCAGTATCCACAGTTTCTGACTAATCAAATCGGCTCTATGGGTAACATCGCAAGCACGAATGTCGTGTCTCGCATCTTGGGTGCCAACAAGTTCATGAGCATTAACAAAGCTCCTATGCAGAACCGAAACCTGCTCTGGACTCCGACTTCAGAGTCGGCTGTGCTCTCTAATGAACTGTTCATCTCTGCTGAAAAAGTCGGCGATGACGGAACGGCACTTCGAGAAGCTAGCCTGGGCCGCAAACTGAACTTCAGCCACTGGATGAGTCAGAACGTCCCAAGTGTCGCCGGTGCTGTTGACGAAGTCACTGGAGCTGTCGACAATGCAGGTGGTTACCTTGCTGGGACGACCACGATTGATGTGGACGGTCTGAGTGGGGCTATCGCAAACAACACCTTCTTGAAAATTGCAGGTGCAGGCGTCCATCGCGTCGTGTCAACTGCTGGTGGGGCAACTCCAAGTTCGATTACTTTGAACAGCGGCTTGAATGCTGCTGTCGCCGACAATGCTGTCATCACGATCAGTGATCCTGGTGCTGTCGACGAAGCTGCTGGTTACGCTGCCGGTTATGATGGCCCAATCACTTTCGATGGTTTGACTAACAAACCAGTTGTCGGTCAAATGGTCTCTTTTGGCACGAGCCCAACTTCTGCTCTGTACTCAGTAATCAAAGCGACCTCAACGACCATTCTGTTGGATCGCCCTCTGGTTTCTTCTATTGCTGACGACGATCTTCTGCATGTTGGTCCAAACGGTGAGTACAACATCGCTATGGTTCCTGGAGCTGTCGCTCTCGTTGTGCGTCCATTGGTTCAGCCACCTAGCGGTGTGCAGTCCGCAGTTCTGTCCTTTAACGGACTGTCTGTCCGTGTGAGCATCTCTTGGGATTCTTCAAGCCTTTCACACAAAGTCACCGTTGATATGCTCTGCGGTGTGAAAACTGTTCGGTCAGAACTTGGAGGTCTGGTCTTCGGCTAATGAGAGATTTCATCAAAAAGACTTTCAGAAGTCTCTCTAAAGATTACGGGGAGTCGATTACTTACGAGTATTCGACTCTCCCTTCTTCTTTTGACCCGGACAGCGGAAAAGTTCACTCAGGCACCTAAAGAGGCAACCCGATTTGTTCGCTTTGATAAGTTAGCAGAATTATCTGCTGTGGACTTGATTGCTATCCTGGACTTGGGCAGTAACCCAGTAGCTGAAATTAAAACTGTCACATTCAGAGCAAAGACTTTTCAAGTCGAGCACAGTGAAGATTATGCTGACGGTATCGTTGTTTTGATGTTGAAGGGAGCTTGAGATGTTTCCTGTGGATTTTGAGAAAAATTTGACTCGGTCACTTTACAAGCATTTTAAGATTAAAGTTGGTAACTTCCCAGTCGGGCTTGAAGGCCAATATAATCCAGATCAGCGAGATCAAATGTCGCTGCGGATTAATGAAGTGACGGCTGATAACTCCACTGAAGATCTGGTGCAGCTGACTCTTGAGTTGAATCTCTTAATCCAAGTTGCAGTTACTGACGCTTCAGCTTATTCTGTTGAGGATGCTTTACAGATAGGTAGGTCAGCTTTTACCAAGTGTATTGATAAAACTCTTAATATATTTAGTAGGGTAAGCATAGTTATTTGAAGCACATTTGTTATCATAATTATAATGGAGATCTTTATATTTATAATCACATTCACTTTCAGTACTAATTAAAGGAGTAATTAGTATACTTTCTAACATATCTTCTTTAGCTTTAAAACTTAAATAGTTTTTTTCATGTATA